CCTTTTCTCGTAAAAGAAGAAAAGAATCTAATGATTGCGCAAGAAACTGGAGAAGACTCAGCTCAAGTTGACGCAATGGTTGGAATAATCGAAGCATGTACATTCAACAAATTAGATATCGATAAGTTAACTACTTATGATGTTGAATACATCTTCTTACAAATCAGAGCTAAGTCAGTTGGTGAAACCGCTGATATAACATTACCATGCGAGAAAAGTGGAAAACGTAAACAGATTACGATCAACCTTACCGATGCTTATGTTGCTAATGCTGATTCTTTTGAATCAGAAAAGGTTGTTAAAATAACTAATGATGTTGGGTTAACTCTACGTCCATTCACGTTAAATCACTTAAGAAAAAATGGTGATAGTTCAGATATTACTAGAACTGTTAAACTATTAATCCATTCAATCTATGATGCTGATGGAGTTTATTTGGCAGATGAAAGTAGTGATGCAGAACTTACAGAATTTATCGAGAGTTTACCACATAAAGCATTAGAGGAAATAAGTACATATATGCAATCTATACCGGCTCTTGTATTAGATATAGAATTTACAGGTTCAACTGGACATAAAAATAAAATACAACTAAAAGGACTGAATAGTTTTTTCGGATAGGCCTTTCACATGAAACACTAGAAAATCATTATCAGATGAACTTTAACATGATGCAACATCATAAATACAGTTTATCTGAGCTAGACCACATGATACCGTGGGAGAGGCAAATCTACATAGCTCTATTACAGGAATACATAGAAAAAGAAAACGAGAGATTAAAGAAACAAAATGGCTAACGACGATATAGTAGCAGGTAAACTCACAGAAATAGCTAACCTATTGCGCGACCAACGGGAAGACCAAGAGTTCGCTAGACAGGAAGCTAAAGCAGCTGCGTCTGAGTCTAAAGTTGGTCAAGAAGAAGCTAAGCAAGAAGAAGTTTCGAGAAAAGAAGAAAATATTGATAATCAAGAAGAAACTATTGGTATTCTTCAACAAATCAATGAAAATTTTGAAGGTGCGTTTGAAGGTCCAGGTAAAGGTGTATTCGGCGCTCTTGGAAGAGCTCTTCTTTTGATTGCTGCTCCAATTTTATCGGTGGCCTTGGCTCTTGGTGCAGCAAAAGGATTCTTTGATGGTTTAAGAGCATTCTTTTCTCAGTTTTTTCCAAGGCAATATAATAAAGTTTTTACAGCCATCGCTGTTCAGTTTCCTAATTTCCTAATGACTCAATTTGCATTATTTTCGGCAAATCTGAGGGCTGGAATGCAAATGACAATTGCAAGTTTAACTGGCGGGTTTAAAAAAGTCGCGTCTTTTGTCGGTATGGTTATAGGTAAGACACTGAATTTCTTTAAGAGAGGTCAATTAGGACTTCCAGGTATTGGTGGTTTCGCTGCAATACTTGACAGAATACAAAAAATAAAGAAAGCATTAGTGCCTTTCATTACCGGATTAAAAAGCTTTAGCCAATTAGTCTTTACTTTTGTTAAAGGCCTTGGTTCTGATTTTCAGAAAGCAATAGGTACTGTTAAAACCACTTATCAAACAGCATTAAAAGGATTTTCAGGCTTCGCAAAAACGACTAAACAATTATCTAAACCAATACAATTTCTAAGAAATTTAATGCAGTTAATAACTGCACCTTTTTCTGGTGTACTAAAGCTAGTAAAATTTCTTGCACCTGCATTCTTCAGAATAGGAAAAGGTATAGGGTTCATTGGAGGTAAACTTCTTCTTCCATTACAAATCATTTTAGGAGCAATAGATACTATAAAAGGATTTTTAAACACAGATATTACGTCTAAAGGATTCTTAGGTAGCTTTATTGAAAGGATTGGTGGAGCAGTTGCAGGTCTTCTCAATTTTTTATTTGGTATTCCTTTCGATTTTGTTAAAGATATTTTAGCTTTTTTCATAGGACGCATGCCTGGTAAAGATGGGATAGCACAAGCTATGAAAGGGTTTAGTTTTGTTGATACAATTAAATTCATCACTGAAGGCATATTTGATGCTATAGCTCTGATGTTTGATAATCCAATGGAAGCATTACGTCAAGCCGGTATTGGTGCATTAAAAACTCTTGACTTTATTAGAAAGATGGTAAAATTTGTCTTACCTCCAGCCGACTTTTTAACATTTAGGGTACCGGAAGTTAATGTTCTTGGCAAAAAATTTGGTGGTGGTAAAATTAATTTAAATCCTATTCCTAAAGTCTTATATGATTTTGCTAATAAACCCGCACAAGAATTTTCTGGTGGTTCACCAAATACAGGGGCTCAAGTAGCTGTCGCTCAAGATATGAATTTAGATGCAAAAGCTGCAAATGCAGCATCACCAATCGTCGTACAAACTAGTAGTGGTGGTAAGACAGAGAATACAAACATTGTTCAGAAAAATTACCAAGACAATACACTGACTGACAGAGATGCGACACTAAGTCAATTTGGCTCTATGCCATCGACTGTGTAAAAAAAGGGAGTGGCCAATAGACGACCACTCCCTTACCCATTTATCAAATAGAGTTATTAATCTTGCTGTGCAAGCTTAGCAAAATAACTCAATGCATCATCACCATCATCTTTAGAACCGCCTGCCACGGGTTGAGCAGCCGGAGCTGGTTCTACTGGAGTGGGAGCGTCAACAACCGGCTCGGCAGTATCGTTCAATTCCGTAGCCACTTCAGTGGTCATACCAGGAACTCCATCTTCTCCAAGAACCTCATAGAGTTTGCGTTGAAGTTCCGCATAACTCTTGAAATTTGAAGGGTCAACAAAATCAGCCAATGGCTTCAAATTGTTATAAACCTCTTCAAGCTTAGCATCGTCTCCACTGAATAGTGGCTCAACGGAATCGAACTCTGACTTATCATAGTTACGATATCCCTCTACTTGACGAATCTTCAACTTGAAGCTAGCACCACCCCAAAAATCGAAAGGATTTACAGGTGTCTCATCTGCAAATTGCGGTTGCATTACATCCATAATCTTGTCAAATATCTTCTTACCGAATTTGTACAAAAATACTTTACCTTCATTCTCTGGGTTAGCTGAATCAGTAACTACAAGAATGTTTGAAACATAATGTAAACGACGTTTACGTTGACGAGCTATATCCTTATCTTCATCACGTCCAGTGTTCCAAAGATAAGAGTTCATCTCACTTACTGGGTCTTTCTGACCAATTGATGTTAGTGAGTTCTCGATATACCATCGACCTGTAGGGCCTTTAAACCCGTGGTCCCAATATCTCACCCAAGGTAATTCTTCACCTGAAGGTGCGGGTAGGAATCGAATAACAGCGTAACCATTTCCAGCCTTATCGACTGTAGGTTTCCACTCTCCATCGTTTCCGTAGGATTTCTCCTTAGTTGAATCAGCAGCGCTGATTAGTTTCGACATCGCATTGGTGCGACTTGCTTTTAGTGCTTCGAATGACATATTATATTTTCTCCGTATTGCAGTGTATGTTATTGTTTATTTTGTATATGTTATATATTACCACAACTTGGCAGAGATGTCAATTCTTTTAGCGCATTTTCTGCCATTTTTGTTGTAGGTTGTATTCCTATGTATTCCAATAGGATTCTGTATTTATATACTTTATGTGTTAAGTTTTCGTAGACCTTAAGCGGGTCTTGTGATGAGTGGAGCGACATCCATCGCTTTTGCAACATCATCTCGAAAATACATAACGTCTCGATACTTATCATATCAGCGAAGTATATATCATACAGAAAAGTATTTCTGGCTTTGAACAAATCTTCGAACTCCCACTTCTTATATTCAGCTTCTTCAGTTATACGTTTACAATCTTTCTGAAAACTATAACTTAATGAATCTAGTTTTGCTTTAGTGTCTAAGTAGTTATGATGTTTCATATCTGTTGGCCAACCTTCATCTTTCAAAAAGTTAGAGGCATAAAACAACAAGAGTTCTTTTGGTTTATATGTTCTAGCAAATTTCTCAAAGAGGTATCTTTCCTTTTTCATTTCGAACGAGGTAGGGTTTACCTTTGATTTAAAATTATACTTGATCGCATTAAAGTCTGTTGTGAAATGCAGCCTCAGTGAATTATAAAATTGATATGCTTGAAATCCGTTCACTTCTTAGTTGCTACTTCCTCAAGAGTGTCTACACGATAAGGTTCTAAAATACCATAACTATCTCTGCTTGTTGAATAACTATAAGTAATTTTCTTTTTACCCGTATATTTTGTTCCGCCTTGTTTGCTCTCTAACTTTCTTACTGCCTTACTAGGAATAAGAAAGAAATCTACTTCATTCGGTGAATGTGGATTGGTAACAATACAACGTAATGCGCCTTCTTTCGACTCTGTGCCAGTTATTGTACCTCGTACTGTTAATGTCGCGCTCACTGATGAAGTTTTACAATCAGACTTATCACATTCATAATCATAAGGTAAGTTCTCTGGTCCTACCCATTTAAGATTACCAACTTTAGCAATAGCCTTTTCAACTAATCTTTCGATATTCAAATCGTCAGGGTCTACATTTTCGTATCCTGGTAAGTTATCTCTAATAACTTTTTCATATAATAATTGGTTTTTACTCTTACTCATGTTTTACTATTTACCAAAATATAGTGATATCCACATTGTGTTTGTACTGGGCCGACTACTTGTCCAACTTTTGCCTCCCAAACCGCTTTGTCAAACTCTGGCAACATTTGGCCAGGTCCAAAAAATCCTAGATGTCCACCTCTTTGAGCGCTATTACAATCTGAATGTTGCTTAGCCATCTCAGTAAAGTTTTCAACTGTGATTTTGTCTTTTAAGTCAGTAGCTTCTGCTTCTTTTCTTACTAGAATATGTTGTGCTGATGCTTGTTTCATTATCCTTGTCCTCTATATGGTTTAATATAATGTTTAGATTGTTTCAAACGAGATGTTTTGCTTTTAGCATGAACTCCTCGTCGCCTTACTTTTTTAGTTTCTGTTTTTCCAACGTTTGCGTGTTTTGCCATCTCCTAAAATAATGTTGCTGTTGATGACTTAACTATATTTCTTTTCATAGCTTCGACTTCAAGTTTGTTTTTCAGTGGCCCTTTCTTAATCAACTTAGCCACATCTTCAGGTTCAAGTTGACGTTGTTCACATATCTCGCAGATCGCTTCTGAATAACTCATGTTATCTTTTTTAACTAGAAACTCTACGAGTTCGATAAGCTCTGCTAATGCAAGCTTAGTTTTAATTGTTGGTTTTTGTTTTGCCATTACTTACTCCATATTAATAGTGTGTATTCGTTACATCTTCCGTTTGGAGTAGTAACTTTAGTTTTTGTAGATTCTTTAATATTGTCTAATGCTTTAGCTTTATCTTTTTTATTCAATGCAGCTTTAACATCATTATAAACTTTTTCTCGAATGGTGAAAGTATAACTCTTTGACTCATCAAAGTCTTTGATAGAAGTACCTTTGACAGACAATCCATCTCGAGTCAATGATTGATACTTAGCCAACTTTCGAGTCTTTACATTGTATGTGTAGAGAATCATTGCTCCACATATACGTACTGGTGGTATAGACTTTAAGTCGTCAGAGTCTGTAAGATAATTGAGTTTCTCCACTTGCTTAATCGCAGGTTTGGTCTTCTTGACTCTTACTATTGCTTTCTTGTTAGCAAGCTCATACTTCTCAACCTGTTCTTTCATCTTCTCAAAAGTTTTAATCCACTTATTGAGTTCTCTCCGAGTAAGAAATGAGTATGCTTCTACACATTGTTCGCATTCACCTGAGTGAGCATCTCTTAAGTCTATCAAATATTTATCGAGAAAGTCGTGAACAAACTTACAGCCTTTTGCTGGAATATTTGCTCCACCTAGTAGCTGAGTGAGATTGATTGGCTTGACTTCAGCAAAACCTTTTATCCATTCATCTAAAGCCCAATCAAGGTGGCAGATTACTTCAGCATTAACTTTATTTTCTAATCGTTTCATCGGTGGAATCACAGGAGCCTTTGGTTTCTTTGGCTCATCGTCTTCAGTTGGCTCAACCTGTTCGTTCGACATATATCGAACTATTGAATTGATTTTAGTATTAACTACCTTTTTGAAATCTTTCCCGTCAATATTAGATGGCATACCCATCATAATCATACGAGCAATCTTTGCGTCTGTTGCTATCGATACTTCTTTACCACACTTTCTTACTTT